TGTTGTTAAAATTTTGAGAACGTTAAGGAGAAAACAGAACTGTCCTCTCAAAAGTGTAATTCCAATTCGAATTTTGATAGCTTTTTGGGTTTTTGGGATAATTTACTTAACTAAGAATCGCGAGAGTTGATGATTAACAACCATCTCCCATCCTGATAAAACTCAGGAATGGGCGGATAGTTGGTCCATAAAACAAACAATTGCTGGGGGGCGAAAGTTTGAGTGCGGGCGACCGTTTAGGTAATGATTTCATGTTCGCTCTTCCAAAGGATGTCGTATTCGGAGTAGGAGGTGGGAATGTAATTCTCTCCAATCTCTTTCATCGACTTCTGTACTTCACGCAGTATGGTGTAATATACTGTTTCTCCGTGTGCATACAGAAACCTTTCCATGTCATTGATGTTCGAGCGTAGCATCGACATGTCGTCTGAGCTCTTGCGAATCCAGTTGGCAAGTTCCTTGATGGTGGTAAGGGACATTTTCGCAAGATAGTAGTTAGGATATTCTTTGTGACGAACAAAGTTACACTTCAAGTACGTAGTGTTGGAAAGTGTGTTAAATCCTGTGAGGGTGGCTCCTTCTTCTTTGGTAGGTGGAGTTGAGCCAATACCATGTGTAGCCCAGACAAGTGAAATTGTCTTGGGGTTATAGTATTTAGAGACGCGGCTACTACAATTGCCAATCACGTCGTCACCGTTTCCGGTTTCGCGCGCGAGCGTTCTCTTAACAGCGAGTGGTATTAATTCGCGAATGTTGTTGTTAGTCATGATTCGAAGCCATGCCTTATCGCGACGCTGTTTGTTGATTTCCGTGTCGTCTTGAGCCGTGCCAAGTTTACCGGAGGGTTCTCCGGTAGCGGGTATGTACATCAGTTTTGATAATACATGGATTCGCCACTCATGGTTAGAGCCTACGACGTCAACGGTTCGGTCGAGTCCGGGATTGTGTTCTCTGATCCAGCCGATTAAGACGAAGTTTTTGTCGTAACTCTCTTCATAGTCACAACC